GTCGATATAGATGAATGGAATTTATTATAGAGAACTGTATCGATGAGAATCTTAGAGAGATCATTCATCTGAGGAATATGTTCAAGATAATAATCCACAGGACTTACATCTATCTCAAGTGCTATATGAGCAATGATGATATTAAGGTCCTTAAGCATACAACTATATTCACCAGGGTTAAATGAACGAATCATTGAAATTGGTGAATTAGAGTTAATATTGTCAGACAATAACTGAGATACATCATCTACATTTACGAGAGAATACCTGAGCTGTTTCTTTCTCGTAAGGAATGATGCCTGCATGATTATTGCTTTAATGAGTCCTACACATGAATATGTTGGACGCTTATTTATTTTATCCCATGCTGATGCAAATGTAAGTTTGATAAGACCATCACAAAGGAGGATCTTTCTCATAACGAACTGGGTTGTTGTTGGTGCAGTAACACCTTCAACTGCCTGCATATCATAAATATTTGCATTTGATGAGATACTCTGGATGACATTCTTGTTGACGTAATTGTACAACAGAATGTACATGTTAGGATTAATCTTATTCATTGCATGTGTAAATGCACGTGCAAAGAGTTCATACAAATCCTTAGGAGAGTTACCTGTGGAGATGATAAAGTGCTCTATAAAGATATGCATAACCTTGATCATGAATGATACGATATACATATCTCTGAGAAAGTCGAGAGGGAATAAGCCGACTGTATCATCGCCAACATCATTCTCTTCAACCATCTTCTTTATCTTTTCCATTGTTTTATCTGGAAAGAGTATATCATAAAGCTGTGTATAATACTCATCAAAGGTTGCAATAGTATACGTTTCTGAATCAGTAAGATACTTTGCAATGAGCATTGATGTGATAAGATCATTATCATCATCATACAAAGCCGTGAAGAAGTTGATTTGTTCACAGATGTAGTTCTGGAGGTCAACTCTTTTTGCCCTGAGTTGGAACACTTGGATTGATGGATCAACGATATCATCTGGGAATAATGCTTCGAAGTTAACGAATATCTGAGATCCATTATGACGTATGATTATATCTTCAGGGATTGGTTCCCATTCGATGAATCTTGTTTTCTTGTACTTTCTTCCGTGTAATCCTGTCGGGAATCCATTGTAAGGATACTCTGTACCATGTTTGGTATTGTACTCGTACTTTTCGTCCGGGTCAAACAGATACATTAGTGTCTTGGAAGATGGTTCTTTCTTTGACATGATTCCATTTTACCTCCCTCGCCATTTAATTTATTATGCCTGCTGACGTTACCCCCGTAAATCGCAAAATGATATTATCTTTATCTTTTAACGATTGATCTATCTTCGAAGTGAAGATTTCTGACGTGTACAAATAGTCATCACATATAACCAGACATGTTGGTGCATCTAAATCAACACATTGTTTTATGTTGTCAACACATGATGTCAAATATGTTGAATTAGGATGATTTCTTAAGAAAGGAATTATATTACCACAGATATATTCTATTCCATCAAAACCATATGACTTTGTGGCTTCTTCGATTATGGGGGAATACATATTCGAATATATATAAAGACTATTTTGTCCTTCTGCATGAGCCGCCGTGAATACTTTGTATGAGTATAATAAGTTTGGTTGCATCGTCAAGAATGAAGAATTCAACTTCTCTGCTTCTTCGGAACTGATGTCGATATCATATTCCTTTTTCAGCCATTGATAACATGCTTCATCTTCTCGATTAATGTAGCTCAACAGCACATCATTGATAGGTGTGCTGTCAAGTTTTTCAGAGATGCCTTTGTCTTTAAAGTATCTCGCTACATTAAAGCCAATCATACTGATTATATCTTCATACTGTATTATCAATCCAGCCTTGCCGATATCAGTGAGATCAAGCATACATTAGAAAGGAGCGTCTTCGCCGTCTCCGTTTACAGCCATACCGAATTCGTCAGGATCAAGCTTGTTTGTGAGAGCCTTCTTGTATGCGATTCTGAGATATTCAACAAGATTCTTGAATGATGCATGGATATTCTTGTTACCACAAGCGATAGAATCGAATGTGATTGTTCTTGAACCCTGCTTCTGAGAATCAATTGTCATCTTGATTGAGTTAGTCTGACCTGCAATTGTAAGCTTACCAGACGGACCCTTATCAAGAACTATATTGAGACCGCCGAGATCGGGTGTTGAATCAACTACATCGATGAATGCTCTGAGGAGATCCATGTTCATGAAGAAACGAGGAAGTTCGTTAGGCATCTTCTGTTCAAGAACATTAGCACCTGTTGAAGGATCCTTGCCTACTGCAGACTTGATAGAGAGTATTGCACGAACACCTGTGTCAGCAAGCCAGATAGAAACATCGAGCTGTCCGTCAGAACCCCATACCTTACCGAGTCTGAAATTTGTCTTCTTCTTGTCGCCATTCTGATTGGCGTTGTTGAAATTGTTATTCTGGGTGAATCCCATAACAATTCCTCCTTTCAATAATAGTAAATTTTAGTTCCGAAATCGGAACCTTTTATTATTCTTCGTCTTCATTTATAGACTCAAAATAATTTTCACGAATGGATGTTACTGTGAATGAGAGATTGGGTACATCATTTGATGAAAGACCAAGAACGGTAACAAATTCATTGTCATCTTCTTCCGGATCTTCAACGATGTAAGTATCAAACATATTTTCTGATAACAGAGTATCGAGATTATTGTTTGATAACATCTCAACCAGCATGCTTATAACGTATAACTGATTCTCAAGATCATCGAATGATGTTATATCATTGACTTCTATATTGAGTTTCTGTTTGATATCATTAAGATCCTTTACGAGTTCACTCAATACATATGTAGCAATGATCTTCTTGAGATCTTGTTTACTCGGCATATCTTCTCCAAGGTATTGACCATATTCTTCAATACAATCAAGAGCATCTTGAAGATTCTCGAGTATATCATCTTTCTTAGCTTGCCAATCATATGTCTCAATGAATATAGCATCACCAGAAAGAGACTGTAGATCTTCAACGAAGTTATATGATACACCAGCATACTGTTCAAAGAAGTTATATATCTCAGGCCACATGACCACATTCACCTCCTTTCGTATAAATGATATGTGTATTCATCAAATGAATACCATTCTTGCTGGACGGAAGCCACCAGGAACGTCAGCAACATAAACATCAAATGCATCAAGCAATTGCTTAAACGGCATGAGAAGTTTATCTGTTGCATATTCTATGTCGATTACAGGTTTAATCCATTCAGGGATTGAATGATAATGTTCAGGAATACAGATGTAGGGATCATTTTTCTCATCCTGATTATCAATCAATGACAAACGAAGTATTTCTGCAATCTGCGGATAATCGTTTTGATGTTCTTTAAGTAATGCAAACGACAGAGGTATTACACGAACACGATCCATCGGAAGCATTTCTTCATCAGTCATAATATTATTCCAAACAATAGCTCCTCTCATCTGAGCTGGAAGAACCTTTGTCTGGTCATATGCTGATATATCCTTGAGACCCATGACTTTGAAATATGATGGATCATGATCCAACTCACTGAGGAGTTTATTTCTTAAAGCATAATACTTATCAAGTACATTGCTTATTGAAACCTGATCACATGTTAAGATATCCTTGTCATATATGTCAACCATGATTGGTTCAAGGAATTCTGCCGCATCACGTTTCTTGAATGATAATCCAGATACAGCAATCTCATGAGGATTACGAGGATTTCCTTCTTGAACGAACATTGATGAGGCATACATCTTCTTTGCCAACAGAGCCATTGACAAGAATGCAAACTCATTCTTGAATACAAACTTATCACGATAATATTTATCATTGATATTGCAGAATGTTGCTATATCTTCTACCATTCTTGGAATGATATGTTCAATGAATAATCTCATACCAAACGCTGAAGATACAATACATTGATCTCTAAAGACACCTGCATTATTAGCCTGGAAATCGGCTATGTAATGAGCAAACTGTACCATGAGTGAATCTGTATCGGTTACACATACAATGAGTCTATCCATTTCAGCAGCGCGTATTTCTACATCGTTTAATATGAATGGATATACACAGTTGTCAACTATTATCTTCGAAACCTTTTCAATAGTATCAGCAATCTCTTCAGGAGGTTTAACTCCATAACCACATCTATGAACAGACTCCTTTGTTATATTTTCCATATCAATCTGATTATCAATAAGATAACTCATTATCTGTCCAATCTCGCTGCTAACATACTTTCTTAATACAAGACGTATATTAAATGATAACATAAGCTTTGTAAGATCATCATCTGATAATGTTGAAAGATATAAATGAACAGTTCTTCTGTCTGCACCTGATACATTGTTGGTTCTTGATAATAACCATTCTGTTACTTCATCAACAGAATATCTATCCTTGATAAGGACTCTGTCTTCACGTTTATCTTCCAAAACCGTGAATATCAAATCGAATAATTCATTGACATTATTCAATTTAGACCACTGATTATTGTTCTCAGAAATGAACTCCAAACAGCAGATTAAGCTCGTGGTTATGTTTTTCGCACTGCCTGTAGTGGCAGGAGGAAGATAACACGAATAGAATGGTGATAACGGTGTACCAGACCCGCCGTAATCGGCATTCATGATAACCTTTATTGACAGCTGTCCAATATTGCAGTTCGTATATTCGACAGATCCTTTTTGGTATCCATACATTTCTTTCTTTTTCTTTTTACGGTTCGCTTGTAATTTCTCCAACATTTTAACAGTAGGAGCTAAGTACTCCGAATGTTGTTTGAAGAACGTTCCGTTTCCAGAAATGATTGGGTTACGATTTTCGATCCATTCGAATGTATCAACCATTGTCGTTTCAAGAGTTTCATGTGTGATGTTATTATGCATCGTACATGGAATGTTTCTCAAACGATCATTTACAATTTTTGATACCATCGATCTGACCATATTTGGATCAACATTTGGGTGAGTCCTTATGTACATATCAGCAACTCTGTTCTGATATCTTTCTACAATGGTACTCACTTAATCACATCCTTTCTTTAATATTTTGGAGGGAAGTCTTATGCCTAATAATCAATCACTTGATTACAATGATCTTGACAATAAGCCCTCCATAAATGGAGTAGAACTTACCTCCGATATGGAGCTTGCGGACATAGGAATACTCGAAATGACACCCGAAATGGTAAATGAGATTTTTCTCGAAACATTCGGATATCTATTGTAAAGTAGATCCTATTTTTGAATTGATTTTGGACACTATTGTCCGTATCAATAGAATGATATATTTATATCAAAAAATAATATTTGAAAAGGAGTTCTGATGCTATGCTTGAATATATCAAATCACAGATTAGAGAGCGTAACAACGCTGCTAAGCCAGTACAGGAATCAGTAGAACCTGCTGATGTACCAAATGATGTAATCATGGAATATGCACATCTTTTCCAGGAACTTGATGAGTCTCTTTCTGAAGAAGGTTCATGGGAAGGTGAAAGAAAACTTGGTGTTGATATTCCTTTGGATGATGATACCGAGATTGAATCCATTGAGTTAAATCTCGATGGTCGTGTAGAAGACATTCCCGGTGATGCAGAAGCACCATCAGTAACTGAGGAATATGCGACTATGAAGACTTATGATAAGTTCTTCGCTGAAGCTGCTCAACAGGTAGCAAGACTTCCTCGTGAATCAGATGATGCTTATTGTAAGCGTGTTTCGAAGCTTGCTGATAAGATGTATACTGAATACTGTGTTGATGCCGAGAAGATCGGTGCTTTCGGTTTCAGAAAATATGATATCACTGATGAGTGTGTTCCTTCTAAGATCAAGGTAAACTTTGGTGCTATCTCTCAGGGTTCTGATGAGTCATATGTTGGAAAGGTAAATACATTCTTTGCAACAGATGCAGATCATAAGATCACTAAGAAGCAGCTTGATTCTGTTCGTCTTGTGCAGGATGGTGCTTTAAAGAATATAGGTCCTTCACTCATGTCTTACATGGAGAGCAAATATGATGTACCTTCTGGTTCATCTGTTTGGGACGTATGTACACCTACCAATATCATCGTTCCTAAGGGTAATGGTGATTCATTCTGTGTTGTACTTGAATACATGAATGAGATTACAAACCAGAAGGAATACTTTGGTTGGTCAAGACCTGTAAGAGAAGATATCGATACTGATTATGAAAAGATCAATATGGAATCTTTCGTAAATGAAACCCATTATGAAAACAAGGAAACTGTAATCCAGGAAGCTGCTACAGCTGTTGAAGTTGTAGAAAAACCCAAGAAGAGGTTTTCTCGTTTCTTCCAGGAAGCTATCGACATGGGTACTGGCGATGCTGGTGCTGATACTGACAACGGTGGTAATGCCGCTGAACCTCCTCCGATAGATGGTGATGCTGGTAGTGCTGATCAGGCTACTGATACTGGTAATGCTGATGCTACAGCAACAGACACAGAACAGTCTTCTGATGATGCTTCTAAGGAAACAGCTGCTGTTAACAATGTATCTTCTGAGATAGCAGAGAAGGTTGCTGATTCAACTCAGGCTGATGCTACTGGTGATGATGAACAGATTACTTTCCCTGACGAGACTTCTGGCGATACAGGTTCAACTGATAGCGGTGATTCTTCTGTAAGCTTTGATTCTTCTGATACCGGTGCTGATGATACTTCTATGGATGAAGGTGAATCAGTTGATGATCAGCTCGATGACCTTGATAATACTAATACTGAAGGTGATGAACTCGGTGATGAAGAAGGTCTTGAGGGAGATGAAGACGGTAGCATAGAAAATGATGGCGACATAGATAGTATGTCTATGGAAGAAATCATGAATAATGCTTCTGATAAGCTTAAGAATATGCCTCTCAGTGAACTCAAAGAGTTCCTTGCTAATGGTGAGAATACTTCAGCAGACTTCCAGGAAGCTTTTATTCTTACAAAAAAGAATATAAACAAGGAAGTTGATGTTCGTCTTAGAAAGTGTCTCGGTATACTTAATGACAATAAGATGAATATCGATAAGCTCATGAAGAAGTTTAAGTTTGAGGGACATTCTCTCAATAGAGTCCTCATAAAGGCTTCTAAGGCATCTGATGTATATTCATCTGATGAACAGAATGATCTTAAGAAACTTAACTCGACTCTTGGTGAACTCATGGTATCTCTTAAGAAGTCAAATGATTCTTCATATGTTTCATCTGTTAAGAGAAAGATTGAAGCATTCACAAAGCAGAGTAAGGTTGTAGCTGCTTTCGTTGAAGATAAGATGGAGAAACCTGTTCAGGAAGGTTTTGTTCAGGAGGGATTATTCCTGTCTTCTAACAATGCTAAGAAGCGCCTCGGAAGAAAATTATCTCCTGTCCATTCTGATCTGTCATCAATTGTTTCTGCTGGTGATAATGGTACATTTACAAAGGGTAAGCTGAATAAAATGTACAAACCCACAAAGAGAACTTGGGGTTACGATCCAGGATCTAATGGCGGAATTACAACATCAAAAGATTATGATGTGAACACACCACAGAGTGAAAACATAAATGATCTTCAGAGGATCCTTTCTAAGATAATAAGAAAACCTAAGGTTCAAACAGCATTCAATAACGAAGAAATCAGTATGATATCAGATCTCAATGATTTACTTGATGATCTCGTTGATATGATTGAAGCTGTTATATACGATAACAGCGGTTCTGATAACAAGATAGTTCTTGATAAGATCGTTACTACATCAAAGAAGATATTGGCTATTATAGACAATCTGGATCAAGCATGTTCTGTTATGAATGATTCTCCAGAAATCCCTACGGGTGATAAAGGTGAAGAAGAGACACCTATGGATGTAGAAACAACTGATGATATTGATACTGGTGAAGCTACCGAGGACACAACTGATGCTACGGAAGAATCCGGTGACGACACAACCGAAACCGAAACAGAAGATGAAGAGAAAGAGGAAGGAGAAGATGAATAATGGCTGATGTAAAGAATCTTTTAGATTCAATTATTGATGGCACTAATAATTCATATCCTGTCGGTGGTGGCAAAGGTCCTGTATACGACAAGGAAACAGTTGGTGCTTATAACACTCATAACAACTTCCATCCTCAGACATTTGACAGAGGAAAGTTCAAGGAAAAGTTAAGTCTGTATGTTCTCCATGATCTGGTTGGAGCAATGATGCATGATGAAACTACTGACCTTGATAATATGATCGATGAGTCTATTATGAGACATATCCAGAATAACTATAACGGTTCTTGCTATAGCTATCTCTGTAATGCTCGCGATCGTCTTAAGAGTCCTCTTCTTGCTGATGTAATTCAGGAAGTTGATGCTAAGACTGATGAGGTTGAAGATGAACTCGAATCCACAAAGGATGACGATACTCTCAACTTCGAAATCAATATCAAGGATCTCTTGAAGGATGTTGTTGATTACGATGACTTCCGTGATAAGCTCAAAGAGCAGGTATCAAAGAAAGTCGTTGATGACGTCGCAGGCGTAATCACTCAAAGAAATGATGCTCCTGTATTCGATGATCTTGACGAAGAGCTTAAGAAAAAAGATGCTGACGAGGTTGAGGAAGAGAAAGATAATGGTGAAGACCATACAACTGAATCTGTTATTTTGAGACTTTCCGGTGCACTCGTTACTGAGTATGCTATCGATAAGCAGGAACTTGCTGTTGAGGATAGTATCAACATGGCAATAGTTGAATATTGTCTTAACGAGCTCGACTACTGCTTCAAGGCAGAGCCGAAGATCTCTATGTACGCAAGACACAAGATCTAAAGAAGAAAAAGAGGTGGGGGATTAATCCCCCACCTCCTCTTCTGCATCGTCCTTTTTAGGCACGATCTTCGGTGTCGCCGTTGCGGCGACTACCATGTCTAACTTAGCATCAAGTGCCGAGAGGTTTATTGAATTTACTCTCATTTCAAGTTCATTGACCTTGTCAGCAATGAGATTGAGACGCTGCTCCGTCATAGTTTCAAGCGCTCTCATCTTCTTCTTTGTGAGGATTGTATCAATGAAACTTGCTCCAGCTGCTACAACGAGACCGCCTTCTAACAGTGCCAATTCGATGCGCTGCTGCTTAACTACCTTAGCAAGTTTGATAGTCTTCTTGAAATGCACGATATGTGCTGATGCATCAAGACTTGCTCCTGTAATAATCAATATTGCCCCTGTGACCGGATCAATCATTTTCAGATCCTCCATCATAATACGCATCGAGTCTGTCATTAAGCTCGTCTGTACGCTTTTCAAGATCAACGGCCTTCTCAGTTATTGTTCCGATCTTCTTGTACTCACGCTTTGTATAAACACGAGCACCGATAGCGGCTGCTACTGCGGTAACCGCACCTGTCCACCCGAAGACCTTTGTCATCCTTTCGGCCTTCTTTCTCTTCTTTGCATTCTCATTGCAATTGAGGATATTGATTGTGGTTTCCTTTACTGAATGAATTACTGTTTTTGCACTCATTGTGAGTACCTCCTTAAGGATTAATAATAGTATAACGAGACGTCTCTCATTATCCATATTAATAATATCTATATAAAAAATAAAAATAAAAGATATATTATTATTACGAAAGGAGGAATGATATATGTCAAATATATCATTGGAAGAGGCCAAAGCAATGGTATCTCCAGAAGCAATTGCAAGATTGAAGAATGTGGTAACTCCGAAACCAATCATCAATATGGATGCAAAAGTAAATAATGATATCATCATGTCTGCATTATGTACAGCAGTAAACAATGGTGTTATCAAGCAAGCATCTCTGGATGATCGTTTAATCAAGCTATTGAATTCTTCAACAAACACACTATCCGCTGCTAAGCTCGGAAGTATCTTGTCTCATATAAGAGAGACACAACCTAACATGGCTTGTGTTATCACATTGATGGAACCTGATATGTCTACATGGATCGAGGGGTGGACATTCACAGGTCCTACTGTATACTTCAATAAGATTTTTGAGTATGTTATTGATTATTTCGATATCACTCCATCTATTATAAGAAGCAAAATGACTGAGATGCTAAAACCTACGATAGTTAATAATGTAGCTCAGTTAGTTGCTAAGTATAATAGTATTGAAAGTGAAGAAGAAAGAAAGAAAATAACTATCAGCATCTCAACAATAACACGACTGGTTAATATGTCAGGATATTTATTGATAGCAGAATTCAAAAATATATGAGGTGTATACACGTGGTAGGAAGAAACAAAATAAGTTTCGTGAAAACGAATAGTACTGAACACATTTTATTCGTTGATGAATTATCAACGCCGATAATCAATCCATGCGTCATTAATCAAATGACAAATACTTGGTCAAAACCTTTGATGAACAATGTAAGAAAGCAATTATATTTCATACAAAAACGACAGATGATTCAAAGATGCAAGTATAGAATAAGTATGGATGATTTAATAAAAGAATTAGAATCGAGTTATCGGGGGCATTAAGCCCCCATATACTCATCTTTTTCTTTTTACATTATCAACGATCTGTTTCAAATCACTGATGAATTCGTTTAATTGATGAACTTCATATCTTATCAAATGATTTATTTGAGCAGATGTTAGTTCAATATCAAGACCTTCCTTTACGGTCTTATATAATAATTCTGCTCTAAAAGCAAGATTATCTTTGGAAGGATTATATATAACATAATTCAACTCTACAGGATGATCTACTATGTCGTCTAAACAAACAAATGTATTTGGATTATTTTTTATCATTGTTATCACCTCCTTGGACTGATTGGTAATCGTCAGCTGTTTCTTTTTTACAATCACATGATTCACCGGGATCTAAATTAGCTCCACAGTAAGGACATGTCCAGTAGTATGTGTCTCTCATGAATTGTTACACCTCTTTCATTCAAAGTTGACAAATTTTAGTAAAGGAGAATATAATATGGCATTTTTCCAGGAAGCCGCAGTTGATTTATCACGCGGTCTGAATTTTATACCACAAAGAATGCGATATCGTCTTCCTACAAGTAAAGGTGATACATCTGTATATCTCTTATCAAATTCATATGAATATGATATAGAGCTTATAAAGAATATGCCTTTGCCAAAGGTTGACTATAAGCACATTATCATCCCGTATCGTATCATAGATAAGATAGGAATCAAACCATTCAGATACATTTCTTCTATGAATGATTTTAATAGAAAGGTGACTTATCTGAATGGAAAGAAATTACTCCCTATACTGACACCAATAAGATTTCCTTATCCTAAAACGATAAAGGAAAATCTTTATATATCTATGTCAGATATTATTCCGATGGTTACACCATTTATGAGACAATATTCAAAACAGTATATCCAAGAGAATATATTTGAGTTGTTTAAGAAGATAATAGGCTTCTTTAACTTCTCAAAGAATAAGATTCTTATAATTGACACAAAGCGTTATAAGATTTATCAGAATCTTACAATGGATAATTTTTTATCTGATTTGATTAATGCTTTACTTACAGCATATATCATGAATCCACCTGATAAGATTAAGAAGCTCGATATGGTTATCATCTTCAGAGCCGAGAATGCTGATTATAAGTTTGATCTCTCATTATTTGAAAAGCGTGATGTTCAACGTATGAAGACAATGCTTCAGCAGATTGGTGTTCCTTCAGAAATCGTTGCTCATTCTGATGAAGAAGCTGAAGCAATACATGATGCTGATACAGCTACCGAAGAAACATCTGATGAAGAAGAATCAAAGGAGATTGATAATCAGCAAGAAGCAACTCCTGAGGTTAAGAATCTTCAGCAGAATAATACAAATGCTACTGCATCAATCAAGGATACTCTTAATCGGTTAAAGGCTCAGTATGGTACTGATTCTTCTGCTAATGAACGTACTCCCGAAGAGAATGAGAATGCAAAGCTTTATAATGTAAAAACAATGGATATCAATGCTACCCTCATTCAACGTATAAATCCTTCAACAGAGATTGTTAATAACTATAAGCGTTTAACAGCTGACATGAAAACTACTGGACAGGATGAAGTTCAAGGAAAGATAATGAAGGATGCTATGAAGAAGATGTCCGGTGAAGTCGTTCCTTCTAATGAGAAGACTGCTATGAATGCAACATCTTCTGCTCGCGAACGTCAGATTCGTGAAATGGTTGGTCAAGTTAAGTTGAACAATGTTTCATTTAAAACATTGACATCAATAACTGATGTACCTAAACCCCAACCGTTACAACCACTCCATCTGACAACGACTAATCCTGGTGCAATTAAGGGTACTGGTTTTACTCACATATCACAAGAATACGAAGAGAAACTCCTTGATCGTGACATAGTTGCTACATTCATGAATTTCTCAAAGTTACCTGGTGGATTCTATGTTACAAATGTTGAAGTATCAGATATATCAACTGTAACATCTTTAATGAATAACTGGAAAGTTACATTAAAGAACAAAGAAAACGATCGTCAGTCTATCATAAACATCAAGGTTCCAAAAGTTATCAATGGACGTTTCTACAATAATGGTATCTGGTATAATATCGGCAAACAAGACTTTCCTATTCCGATATTAAAAATAAACAAGAAGACTGTTATGTTGACTTCCAACTATAACAAGATTACATGTACAAGATACGATACTCGTTCTCTTGTCGACTTAGGAATGCTTGTGAAGGTTATTGAAAAACTCACTGATGACAATGGTAGAAACAAATACATCAAGGTTGGTAACTCATCAAATACCAATTCTCATTTTGTATCTACGATTGAATATGATGAGTATGCTCGTAAGTGGGTTCACTTCATAAACAAAGAAGCACATCTTGAATTATACTTCAACAGAAATCAGTGTATGAAGGCATACTCATTTGTATCTGTAAAACCAAATGAATTCTGTTGTGGTATGATCAATCAGGTTCCAATCGTTGTTAATACTGAAACAGGTATGACACGTGATAATGAAACAATAACAGATATCATTCTTCGTACATTACCAGAGAATCTTCAGATTGAATATCGTAAACAGAAACCTGGTAAGATGAGTATGTATTCTGAAATAACTATTGGTGTTACTATTCCTCTTGGTGTGGCTATTGCTGCATGGGAAGGAATGGGCTCATTGCTTAAAAAGAGTGGAGCTAAATATCAATACGTTGGTAATGATTTCAGTGATACAAGATATATGATAATTCCATTCAAGGATAAGAGACTTGCTATTGAAAGCTCTATAAATAACCAGTTGATCTTTAATGGTTTCTATCGTATAAATACAAAAGCTTATATGGCTTCTGAATTTGAAACACCAATAATGAATTCAAATTCTATTTATGTTGATATATTCAATCAGCTGTTCTTTAAACAGTATTCTCAGTTAACAACATTCATTACATATTACAACTTCTTTGTTGATGCAATAACTGCTGAAGTATGTGAGCATTATAATATTCCTAATGATATTGCTGGAATGCTTATATATGCTTCTAACTTACTTGCAGACAATAACCATACATCTGAAAACAATGCAGCATTATATAGAATTCGTTCTACCGAAATAATTCCTGCTATTATACATTTCAGATTAGCTTTTGCAATATCAAAGTATAATAACAACGTTGGTTCGAAGGCACGTGGCAACAACATTGCATTCAATCCAAATGAAGTTATAAACGAACTTCTCGCAGTTCCTAATGTTGAACCTATGTCCGCATTGAATCCTATGGTTGAACTTCATGCACGTGAGAATATTACTAAGAAGGGCTTCAAGGGTGTTAACTCTGATCGTTCTTACACACAGGATAAGCGTACATATGAAGATACAATGATTGGTAAGATGGCCATTTCATCTCCAAACAATAGTACGGTTGGTGTTACTCGTCAGCTTGTTGCTGATCCTAAGATTGAATCAGTTCGTGGATATACATCTGTCGATGGTCCTGAAACAAACTTCAATGACTTACAATTAGCTTCTTTCTCCGAGTTGCTTACACCTGGTACGGTTACACGTGATGATGCTATAAGAACGGCTATTGCAACTTCTCAAACATCTCATATTGTATCAACTGCAGCAGCTCAACCTGTATTGATTTCTAATGGTGTTGATGAAATCGTTCCTGCATACCTCACTGAGGAATTTTCATATGTTGCTACTGAAGATGGTCAGGTATTGGAAATCAATGAAGACTATATGATCATTCAATATAAGAGTGGAAAAAAGAAAGCCATTAATATTGGACACAAACCATCATTCAATTCAGGTTCTGGTTTCTATGTTGATAATAAGCTTGATGCAAACTTTGAAGCTGGTGAAAGATTTAAGAAGGGTGATATACTTGCATACCATGATAAATTCTTCTCTAAGGGTTCAGATGGTATTGTAAGAATGAATGTTGGTCCTTTGGCAAAAGTTGCGTTTGCTGGATTGTATTCAACTTATGAAGATGCTGGACTTATAACACCTAAGATGTCTAAGAAACTCGAGACATCATTATCAATGATGCAATCACAAAAAATATCCGCAATGGATGATATAGAGAGTGTTGTTAAGGTTGGTACGGAAGTTGAAATCGGGGATCCATTAATAGTATTTGGTCTTGGTGACACAGGTGACAAATCTGTTGATAACTTCCTTAAGGCATTCCAAACAAAAGAAACAAATGATGTTCTTAATAATGCAAAACGTATATTCCGTTCAAAGCATGCTGGTAAAGTCGTCGACGTGCGTATGTATACAAATAAGAGTATGGATAAATTGTCTCCGTCATTATACAAGATCTTTGATGAATATTTCAAAGCAAATGTTCAACGTAGAAAGATTCTTGATAAATATGACAAGACGAATTCTGTATATAAGTTGGATACATTATATTCATTACCAACAGAACCTTTGAAGGGTACAACAATCAAAGGACAGACATGTGATGTTCTTATAGAAATCTATATAGAGCATTCTGATGAGGCATCAGTTGGTGATAAGCTTGCTATATATGGTGCATCAAAACAAGTTCTTTCCGAAGTAGTACCAGAAGGAATGGAACCATACACAGAAACAAGACCAGATGAAGAGGTGTCATTGTTTGTAACACCTTCGGCCATTTTGAAGAGAATGATTCCTTCACTATTAGTAACTGCTTCTGGTAACAAAGTTTTAGTAGAGTTAAAACGCTCTATAGCAAGGATCTGGAACGAAAATTCATGATTTTTATGATTTAAATTAAGATGAAAGTGGGGGTATTTTCACCCCCACCGATCATCTTGGTGGAATTGAAGTACAATCGACAAAATGTGGAAAATAATAAAAAATAAGCAGGGGCAATACGCCCCTGCTTTTATATTATTCTTCGTCAAATTCTATAACTCTTTCTCTGGGTTCCTGGTTCTTTTCTTCAGCAACCTCTCTGAGGATGCCTTTCCAGTAGCCTTGAATAAAGATACGTTTATGCCCATTCTTTATCTTCTGATTGCGCCAGTGGCCGCTGACCCACCAGAAGGGTTCCTTAATCTGATGACTACCTTTCTCTTTGGCGAATGTTATGTCAGAAATGTCACCGAGTGTTATTTTCTTAACATATCTTTTCGGGGCTTTCTTTTTGTTGTTGGTACGTTTCTTATCCTCATAAGGGACGGTTTCTCTGTGGAATCTTGCCTCTAATACTGGATTAAGAAGTGCAATCTGGATACCATACCAAGACAGAAAGAATATATCTCGGAAGCTTGTCACTTCTTCGATTGCTTCGCGCTGGGCCTGTTCGTTCTCTAACTGATATATTGGATTAGGAACCTTTACGATCGGTACCCAATCAAATACTAAATTGTCAAACATCCTCAGTGCAACTCTGAATTTGATATTGTCTAATACAATAATGTCTATAAATCCAATTAAGAAAGGATGACCTTCTTTTTCATTTCTTATTGAATCTAAGATACTTTCCTTATCTAAGACGCATACTCGACCCCTTACATGCATATCCGGTATAACCATTTCTATGTCAGGTGATGGGATTGTTCCCGCGACTATTATATCACCTCTTACAATGATTCCATCATTAGAAACAACGTGTCCTTCGTTATCCCTAAATGGTTCTGGAGCCTTTTCTTTTGGTATTACCTCAAGAAGCTTTTTCTTTACATCTTTTGACAGTGTAATTGTTTCTTTTACTCTTGGAATTTCTCCTTCGAATATTTCTTCTGTTGTAAGCATTGCGTGTCCGTATCCATTGTTAAGATTGATAAACTTAACATTACAATTATTATTCATATGAATCTCCTAACGCATAAACCGCATCGCGTCACAACGGTAATATTATGAGACATGAAAGATTTTCTTTCTTTTCTCATATTAATAATATATATACAGAGATTCCTTATAATCCTTCGGGTAGCATAGAAAAAATAAACGCCAAGGTAAGCATTCACCAAACTCTTTATAGAAAGGAATGATAAATGAATGGCTAAAATGAATTATAATGGTTGGTTCTATGATCAACATAAATACTTCAAAGGTAGCCGTACAGGTATTACCGATTTTATTGATAATAAATGGGTAAATATTAATGATAGATTCCGTTCATTGATGGATATGGAATCAGAACTCATTACAGAACAACCATTCATGATTAATGGTAATAATACAGGTTTTGATAAGCTTATCGATTTGATGGGTCGTTCTAATTATACATTTGAAGATCTTGATGAATCTATGAAAGAAACTTATCGTATGTCATTACAAAATGCAATGTCACGTAATCTCGTGAATACACATGCTGTAATGTTCCATACTAATAATATGGATAAGAAGAATGTGACTTCTGATAAGTTTACTCATTATCGTATCATAGAAGCACCATTTAATCAGCTTCACTTCGGACATCGTGATGAATTCATTCGTCAGAAACTTCAGGAGATGCATTCTAAAGCTTTTGAGAATTATGTTTCAATAGACAAATTCAATACTTCTGAATTTACAAAAATACTCGACTTCTCTATCATATGCACAGTAAATGGTTATTTCTGTAATGACTGTAAGGTTGCTATTTCTGATAAAGGTTTCAAATTCAAAGTAGGTTGGCCTTATGCATCTGATGTAGATTTCATAGTATATAAACTTGATCATGCTCAAATGTTTTCGATAAATATTCCTGTATCCAGAATACGTAATAACAACACAATTCCTTATTCTGTTATGGGAATAACACCAAACAATCTTGAGAATCTGAAATGTATCATTAATATATATGATAAAGGATTCGCAAGAACTGTTCCTACTGCACCAAACTTCGGTGTATTCACACAAAACGGTCTTCTTATAAAGAATCTCCAGAAGGTTACTGAAAACAATTTTGAAAGATTCTATGGTAATAAGGACCTCACACAACAAACAATCACTGTTGATATATATGCTTTAAAGTTCTTCCAGGAAATACCTGACTTGTATCCAGCTATTAACTACATTGATTTGATGGATAATAGAGTCGTATATAATGAAAGATATGAATATATCAAAACACCAGAAGGTGATAAGGTTGTTGCAACTTCAACCAAGAACATCAATTATCTGGAGACATGTACACCTCCTATTGCTATCGATAGAAACACAACTTATTCTTTCGATATAATCGTAAAGTGTTTATCAATGTACGATTATCTTATGCAATTCAATGATGACATGATCAATATCGGTCAGTGTTTGTTATACGGATCAGAACAAGATTTCGTTGGTATATATAAACCAAAGCTCAATGAGATATATCAAGCAATGATTTTATCTCTTAAAGATTATCAACAAGGTGCTATTATAACATCACTCATATCAAGTGAGAAAATTGAGAAGTTTGAAACTCTCATAACAAATGTAAAGAATCTTGCAACGTTGACAGATTTCTCTTTGGCTCAACAATATGTATTTGATGAGTTATATGATACAAATTATAGAGCTACATTAAAAGACATAACAGAACCATTCAGATCTGAAGTGTTGGCTCCATTCATAACAATGAAAGATATGAAGCCAAACTATTTCGTTGATGATAACTCAACAAGATTCAACAGACCTATTTCAGAAGAATGTTTTATTGCATTACGTTATCATCGTGATGATGAATGTTGGTTATTTGATTATCCAAAAATAAAACATTTCCATGGTATAGGTAATACATTCTATATCAATACGAATCTTAAAGGTGATGAAATATTCAAGTTCTTTGTTCTTTATAGTGATAATGAATCACCGGCAGAAACAGAGGTAGAACATTTCGATCTGAATACAGTTCTTGACTTTGATTTGTTCATGACAGAAGTAAACAAGCACATGGGTTATATAAGATATTGGGATGTAGAGAATCGTTTGTTAAAGATGACAAAGATGTTATATGACAGATATGATGATGAAACATGTGTTCAAGTTTTATCAAAGATTCTCAAAAGAAAGATATCTGGTGATGACTTCATAAAGGTATATCCTTCTGACATAAACTATGAAGATTCAAATAAGACATCTGACAATGTTGATAATTATACTGAGAATTCCGAACGCGGTCCTTTTGGTATAAACTTCTTGTTCTATACTTTGTCAATGTTGAATAATAACGAAGATAAACTTCAGTCATATTTCTATCATTATCTCACCGATAAAAAGTTTGATAAACGATATGGTGATGTGGATATATCTTCTGTTGTTAAGGGTGATAAATATCCTTTGAATTATTCTGAGTTTACTATAGCACCAGCTCGTCTCAGTAATACATCTGTAAGACCTGCAAGGACTGTTGCATTTTATGGTGTACCATTATTACTTGATTCTTCTGGCAGTGACATATACACGCCGTACAGATACGTGATGAATGTATATAAACCAGAAATAAAATATCCAAGTTTAACAGAAAATGGTTTAGATGATACATACTATGCTCAGTATAATGAGATAGAATCATATGGTGGTTCAGTTGTATCATATCACGATGACATCTATCTTGGTAAACTGATGACAAAGTATCTTTGTTCTGTATATGATTATATATCAACATTACAAACAAACTACAAGGAATCATATAACCAATCATCTGTTATTGAATCTGCTATCAAGACAATCAACGAACATATCAAGACTATCAATGATTTCTTGGTGGATGCTAATATAGTTGATATTGATGAGATAACCGATCCAAACTTAGTAAGCTCATTAGTTACTATAAACAATGAATTCTTATCAAGATTAAATACGATGAAAACTTTGATAGATGATATCTCAACAGTAATATTGGTTCCTAAAACGAACATTGTTGCTTATATCAATTCAACAGTACTCAATACTCTTAAGAATGTTTATGTTACAACCGGATTTGATAACAATGCAATGAAGCGTGCAAGAATGTTATATATTCATCTCAAGAAAATCAATAGTCCAATGAATCCATATCTGTTTAAGAAATGGCTTGATGGAATTGATATGTATATTCTTGAACATCTGGATGAATTACTTGCTGCAAATGAGAATTATGATCTTGGTTCAAATACATTCCGTAGAATGTATGATGTATTGAATGAATACATAACAAGATTGAATACAACTAATTCTATTCAGTTACTTGATGAAGAAGTCAAGAATTTGACAGAGTCTTTATATACTAATCATATAGAACCAATCGTTCAATATTGTGATGATATAATCAATAAACTTACATTTGATTTATTCACAATAAATTCATTGAACTTTGATACGAGTATAAAGTATAATGTCAAACCGGCTTATATGGTAATAACATTACCGTATTCAGAATATACACATCCTCCCGTTGGTTTGCAGATAAACTCACCAAGTACTCTTATATTCCAACCAATAATAGATATCGATGGTTCTAAGTATGTAATTAAATCATTTGCTAATATTTGTGAATATATCTTCTTTAGAGGAGAAAGTATGTCAAATGTTGTAATGAATATTTTGAATTCTAACGGTGCTGTTATATCTACTCAACATATATCCATTGATTTCACAAGAACATCTTCAACGGCTGACAATGTTAATACATTCTATCAGATTGCAAATATAAACACAGAAGCTATTGAATTTCAAAATGCTCATGAATCATTTGAAGTAGTAAATAATCTTGTTGTAAATGAGAAACATGCTGACATGAATTATGAGTTGCTTGTTGGAAATCAGTTTACTCCTCTTGATCATGAAATAGAAATGATACTTGAACCCGAAACATGGTTACCTGGTTCTGTTGATAGATTACGTGTTGAGAATCAATTGATCAATAGAATGACAATGCTTGAATTTGGTCATCGTAAATGCACAGATGTATTCTTTAAACCATCTCAGGTAATGCATATTGAGTATAACAATAATGGTTCGATTGATTCTGTATATGGTAAATACTTTGAAGGACAATCAATATATCTCAAGACAACCGATGGTTTATGTGTATTCCCTGTAAAGATTACTGCGATCGATCATTCTGTGAATAAAGGCTTTATAGAAGCAAAAGTTGATGGATGGAATTCAAAGTGGTTTAAAATATCCGATCCTGCAAAAATAACCGAATATTTGAAATATAATATTGAATGTGAAGTTATGAATGATAACATGAGAAATTTCCTTGATGAATTTTCTGATGGTGATTTCCAAACATACTTCAATCCGGGTTATTCACCAACAAGTGTTGTTTATGATGAAAACATAGATAATGCTTATAAGCTTCCTGGTGATCCAATATTTGTTTCATCTAATGCGGATTTTGTTTATACTCGTCTCAACTGGATATTCAATGATCTTGTACCAAATAGATTCATTGATGAAGAACATAAGACTCATAAGTTCATGTACATCACTGCAGGTTTCATTAATAATGAGCATGATGAATTGAAGATAAACATGATAAACCATGACTTCAATAATACTTCATTACCGGAAAGATATCCTGTATTGAGAGATGAACCAAATGATCATGAGATATGGAATCAAGAAATAAACACTTTCACAACCATC